GGCCACCGGGCCGATCATGTTCGCGGCCATCGCTTCGAGGCTGCGCTTCGTCCGCTCGATCGCCTCGCCGTAGTCGTCCAGCGCTTTCACGGACTCCTCGGACATCACCGTATTGAGCTGGCGCGCGGTCTCCATCGCGCCTTCAATTCCCTCCGAGGCCCCCGCCATCGCCGCGCCCAGGCGATCGCCGAAGAGTTCCGAGGCCGCGGTATCGCGGAGCGATCCTTGCAGCGTCGAGAGGCCGTGTTCAATCTTCAGGAAGAGGGCCTCGCCCTGCAGATTCTCGACGTCTTGGAGCGACAAGCCCATCAAGGCGAGCGCATGCACAATCGAGTCATCTCCGCCGGCAATGCGCACACTCAGCTTGTAGAGACCTTTGCCGAGCTGATCGGCGTCGACGCCGAATTCGGACATCGCGCCGGCGAGCAGTTGCAGCTCTTCGACGTTGATGTGCGTCTGCTGAGAGAGATCGCGCAACGCGGAGGCGTCTTCGAGAATCTTCGCGCCGAAGTTGAACGCCGCGCGCGCCGTGAACATCGCCGCGAAGCCGATCGCGAGCTGCTTCACGGTGTCCGTGAGCTTGAAATGCGCCTCGTCCGCCGACTTGGTCTCGGCGGCTAGTTGCCGCATGCCCGCCGGCGCTTCTCGCCCCAAGGCCGCGTATTTCTCCAGCGCCTTTTCCAGCGTGGCATTCACGCGCGCCTGCTCCGCTTCGGTCAGCTTCGTCGCGCCGCCGATCTGGTTGACGGCCGCGACGACGTTTTGCGCATGCTGAATCAGCTTGTCGCCGGTGAAGCTCGACGCCAACTTCCCCATTGCCGCTGTGGTGGTCTCGATCTGGTCCTTGCCCTCGGCGAGGTTGGCTTTCAGTTCCGAGAGGCTGGCCGCAATGCGGACGATCAGGGCTGGGTTCGACATCAGTCGCCCAGGCCCTTCGCGTTAATCGCGGCTTGCAGTGCGTCCGCCACACGCATCAGGTGGGGACCTTCTTCCAGTCGGGCCGACGAGAACAGATACGGCCGCGCGGTCATGTACTTTGTTCCGAACTCCAACCAGAGTGGCAAATTCGGCATGCGCGGCGACTTCACATAGACGACGTAGCCGTCGCCGTTGTGCGTTTCCTCGACGGTGATCCCTTCGGCGGTCTTGCCGGTGGCGCGGGGAATGCGGGCGCCAGCTTCCCGGGCGATGGCGTCGGCGGTGATCTTGGCCGCGCCCTTCACGGCCGCGCGCGCCGACTCGCCGAGGGCATCGAGCGCGGCAAAGAGCGCCGTCGTGTCCACCGTGATGGTCAGGCTATCGGCCACTCTCAATCTCCTCTGCCGCGAGCGCGAATTCAATCTCCTGCACGAGCCCGGCCAGCTCGGTCTGTGGCCGCTCGGCTCGACTCGCCGCCCGGTCACACGCGATCTTCGTCGCCTCGTAGGCCCGCGCTTCGATCACCTCGCCCAGCAGCCCGTCGGGCAGTCGCTGCCACTCCCGCAGCGCCTCCGACGGGAGGCAGGTAAACTCCTCGCAGATCCGGCTCAGCCAGTGCGCGAGCGGTTGCGGCCCTTGTCCATCGAGACAGCGATGGAGGGCCGTCAGCCGTTTTTTCTTCCCGCCTCCTGCTCGGCCGGCGTCTGAAACAACGCCGGTTTTGTGAGCCGCAAAATCTCGGTGGCGAGAGACTCCAGTGTCTCGTCATCGAGGTCCGCGACGCGCTCCGACGTGGGCGGATCGGGATAGGTCCACGCCAGCATGCCCGCACGGCACATCGTCAGGCGGTCGTAGCCGTGCAGCGGGTCCGCCAACACGGCGCCGGCTTCCGCATCCGTCGTCGCCGTGTTCTTCAAGATGCGCTGGAGTCGCCCCGCCCAGCCACGGCCAGACGCGACTCCGCGCAGATGCTCGGCTTGCGCGAGCTCAACTTCGCGCCCCGTGAGCTTGCGGAGCGTCACCGTGTGTGGTGCATCGAACGGCAGCGCCACCGTCTGTTGCGTCTGACTCGCGAAAATACTCATAGGTCTCCTTCGGGCTGGCGGATCAGGCGGCCAGCGCGACTACAGGGTCTACGTCCAGGCGCCAGAGTTCTGCTGCAGCACGGCCTTGAACTCGGAGAGGGACCCAACTTTTCCGAGGACCTCGTAGGAGATCAGATAGCCTTCCGACGTCCAGGTCTTCGAGTCACCGAAGACAATCACCAAGGTGCGCGTCGCGTCCTGCGGCCCATCGTCCGGCGCGATGAAGACGACGTGTGGCCCGGTCGTGGCCGTGGTGTCCCACAGCCCACTCAGCTCGATCTGATCGAGCTTGAGGACGCCGGTCGGGAGCATCTTCTCGACCGTGTCGCCGTAGGCCGTCGCCGCTTGCATGTTCGACGTGATCTTCACGCCGCCCATGGTCAGGACGAAGCTGGTGATCGTGCGCGGCGTCCCGCCAGGGCCGTCGTCGTAGCTGCACGTGATCGAGGCACTGCCATATTTGCCGGCCATAATTAACTCACTCCCTGTAACTGCGCCCGCATGGCGCGTCGTGCGATCCAGCCTTCCAACGCCTTCCGGAGAGCGGTCGCATGCCGCCCCACCACCAACGCCGCGTCTTTCTCGGGCAGGTCGTCAGTGCCCTGCCAGGTCTCGCGCGCATCCGCTTCAATCCCCATCGCCTCCACCAACGCCCGCGCCACCCGTCGGTCGTCCATCGTCAATACCGCGCGAACCCACAGAACACCGTGGCCTGCCCCTGCGCCCCGGCCGCCGTCGAAGGAGACACCGAGGCCGAGCTGCTCACGGACTGCGAGAGCGACGCCGAGGGCGAGACGCTGGCACTGGGCGAAATCGACGCCGAGGCCGACTGCGAGGCCGACGGACTGAACGAGCTAGAGGCGGACTGCGACGGCGACCGCGAGCTCGAGGGACTGAGACTGGTCGACGCGCTGGCGGAAATTGACGCCGAGGGCGAGACGTTGCCCCACACGGTCCCCACGAATCGCAGATACCGCTTCACCGTGCCGGACACCGTCGCCCGCAGCGCCGTCGGCGAGGCCGTCACCGCCGAGAAGGTGATCAGGGTGGTCCACACGGAGGCGTTGGACGAATCCTGAATCACGCCCGTGAACGATCCGAACGACGCCTGGACCTGCAGGTAGCCCGCCCCGCCAGCCGCAGAGGCGGCACCGCTGTCATAGACGTCGCTGGTGAAGTCCCCGTCGAAGGCCGTCAGCGGCTGCAGGATGATCCCGTGGTCCACGACCCCCGCGACCTCGTGCGTGGCGTTCGCCTTCGTCAGCTTGCCGACCTGCCCGAGCACCTGGTAGCTCTCGGTGTAGGCGCCAGCCAGGCCCGTGAAGGGCTGCCCGGCGGTCTGCCCCGCCCAGCCAAAGCAGAGGATGCGCACGGCCGCCTGGACAGACGTCGGCACCGCGGCGGCCCACATGGCGTGCAGGAGCGACGTGTCGAAGAAGCCGCCCGTTTGCGTCAGCGTGCCCTTCGTGAGACCGACCGGCGTCGTCGCCTCGACGGTGTCCCCGAGGCCCATCGTCGGCTCGTGGATGGCCTCTTGCTTGAACCCCAGCCCGGCCAGCTTCCCCGCGAGGACGTTGTAGCCGTCCACTAGGAACAGGATCGACGCGGAACCGAATTTGCCGGGCATCAGCGCCACTCCTCATCCGGCCATTCGTGGCCGCACTGCCCGCACACGGGATGGGGCACGCCAAAGCCGGCCGAGGCTCGCCGACGGTCAGGGGTGGCGCCGCAGCGCGGGCAGCGGGCGTCACGCGGGAGCGTCGGGGGCGCATCCGTCAAGACGATGGCGCGATCAGGCTCGGTCATGCTTCCTCAACGTACGCCCTGAAAAGCGCCACGAGCTCATGGCACGCAATGCCGTTGATCATCTCGGTCGGCAGCACGACCGTCTGGTCGTAGAACACATGCCCGCACATCGTGTAGCCGCTCACGGTGAGCGCCTTGTCCTTGAGCAGCTCGATGGCTTTCGCGAGCATGACCTGGGCCACGCTCATCTTCTCGGACGTGCTGTAGGCATGGACCCGGATCGCCACTTCCGGCAACCCGCTCGTCCCGAAGCCGCGCACGTCCCGCTCGTCGACCTCGTAGAAGACGAACGGAAACGTCACGCCCTGCGGCACCGTGTCGTAGATGCCGCCCGTGGCCAGCGCCGTCAGGCTCGCCACATTCAACAGGGCGTAAATGCCCACCGAGGCCGGCGAGAGGGCGAGGGAGTCCGCCATCAGAGCACCTCGCTACACGTCAAGAGGAGCGCATCCCGCAGCCCGCCCTTGGCCTGCACCGTGCGCACTTCGAGCGTCTTGGCGGCCGACGCCTGGTGCGGGGTCCACTGCACGCGCATCGTCGGCGTCACATCCGCCCGATACCGCAGCTCCACCTGATAGTCGTGGTCGGCACCAGCCGCCGTCGACACTTGCAGGCGTTCGCCGGCCGCGGTGGGCGTGACCGAGGCTGAGAACCGCGTCAACGATGTCGCGCTGCCCGTGAGGAGGTCCACCCAGGACACCGTGCGGCCGCCCTGGCTGTCGTTCACCGTCGACCGCACCAAGATCGAGATCCACTCGCGCAACGCCCCGATGCGCGCGATCATGCCGCGCACCCAAACCCAAACGCCTTGTAGGGCCAGAGCAGATCATCTACGGTCTTCGGCACCGGCGAGACGATGGTGCCGACGATGACCGGCTGTCGGCCGACGTCGTACCAGTGCTGCACCATGAGCTTGATCGCGGTCTTGATCGACCACGGCACGGCGTTTTCCTTATCGCCGTAGCCGCAGACGAACCGCACCGTGACGGCATTCGGGACCGCCCGAGTCGAGGGCCAGTACTGCCCATAGGCGGGCACAATGTACGCGGACATGGCCAGGGGGCCAGACGCGAAGTCGGTCGTGTAGGTCGAGGCGGCGAGCGTCTGCGTGGCCCCCGCCGTGTCTACGTAAGTGATGCTCACGGATTGCACGGGCGGAAACGGGAGCGCGATCATCGCTGGGAACCCGTCGAGCTTCAGATCCCAGGTCTGCGTGATGAGTTTGCGGTGGACGAAGTGTTCGACGTATTCCGCCGCCGCCGAGATGAGATCCCCAATCATCGGATCGTCGTCGGTGACGGTCGCGGCAATGCGGACGTGGGCCTTCACGTCATCCAGGCGAACCGGCTCGGCGGTCGGGGCAGTGACGAGCGACAGGGCCATCAGCGTCCACCCTAGTAACCCAGCGCGAAATACACATCGATCGTGATCTGCGCCGAGGGCGCGGTGTTGTTGTCGATGACCAGCGTCAACGTGTCCGACTCATCGACCACCGGATGAATCGACGTGTTCGCGTAGCGAATCACGGCGTGCTCGGTGTTGACCGTGTCCCGGTTCAGGCCCAGCCCTTCGAGCAGGTCGTAGCCGTCCTGGGCGAACAGCAGCACGTCGTAGTTGTCCGTCGGGTTGGCGTTGGTTGGCGACGCCGACGCGGAGGCCGAGATCGACGCGCTGATTGACGCCGAGACAGACGGGGAGATCGAGGCCGACGGACTGACGGAGGCGGACGCACTAGCCGACGCCGAGCGCGACGCCGAAATCGACGCCGACGGACTCACCGAGGCTGAGGCGCTGGCCGATGCCGAGCGCGACGCCGAAATCGAGGCGCTGATCGACGGCGACAAGGACGTGCTCGGCGAATTCGAGGCGGACGTGCCAGACGTGGGCGACGGCGACGGCGACGCCGACGCCGACGCACTGAGCGAGCTGGATTCCGAGGGGCTGACGGACGCGGAGGGCGAGCGCGAGGCGGACGGAGAGACCGAGGCGGACGCGGAAGCGCTCGCGCTGACGGACGGGGAGATCGAGGCCGAGGCCGAGGCGGACGCCGAGACGGAGGGCGACCGCGAGGAGCTGCCACCAGGCGTGGTGACGAGCTTCAGCAGCCGCCCTTCGAACTTCGTGGTGACCGCGGTTTGCGGGAACGACCCGTTACTGGAGTCCGCCGTGCAGGCGAACGTCAAGTGCCGGATATGCCCAGCCAAGACCGCCGATTCGGTGATTGATCCAGCCATTGGGTTGACGCCCCGAGGGCTGAATTAATCGGTGATCGCGGCCGGCGGCGTTGCCCGCTGGAAGTTCGACCGGATGATCGCGTTGGCGTTGACGAAGTTGGTCGCCTGCGACGAATCCGACAGCGTCACGTAGACGCAATCGTAGCCGTCCGTCAGCGCGGCCGGGTCCACTTCGATCACGACCTGCTTTTTCTTGATGCTGTTGTTCACTGTGAAGCTGGCCGCGTCGGTCTGCTTGACCAGCGCATCGGAGGCCGCGACGTCCTCGTTCGCCCAGATCTGGGACGCGGGGCCGGCGGCATTCGTGCCCGCCGCCACGTCCGTGGCCTGCTTGAGCGAGACCACCGTCGCATGGCCCGCCGCCTGCGTGAGGTCCACGATGATCGTCGCGCGAATCGCGTTCTTCAGCGAGATCACGTCGCTCGTGACCCCGCCGTTGGTCGTCACGGGACCGAGCGAGAGGTTCACGATCTTGTTGGCGTTTGCGAGACTGTTCCAAGCCATGTGCAGAACTCCCTTAATGAACCGCGCGTTACCGCGCCGCCAGAGTCACGAACGGGGACAGCGTGGTGGACGTCGTCGCCTTGTAGGGCGTGATCGCCTGGGCCAGCTTCGGCTTGCCGATGATCGGCCAGGTCCAGCGGAAGGTCATCTCGTCGTAGATGAACCGGACGTGCATGGACGAGGCCGAACCCATCGGCTTGCTGATGACGAGATATTCCGAGAGGTCGGCAATGAAGATGTCGCCCACGTCGCCGAGACCCGACGCGACTTCGATGACATTGACCGGACGGCCGAGCAGCGTCCCATAGGGCGCGCTGGTGAGGCCCCCCGGCGGCATGTAGACGAGCTGCCCGCCCGCTGTGCCCACCGCCACCGCCATCGTCTGCAGTTGCGGCAACACTTCCTGGTTGATGAACCACTCGGCGCGCGCCATGTTCTTGGCGAGCACGCGCGAGAACATCTTGATGACGTTCTCGGCTTTGACCGTATCGGCCGTCTGGGCGGTTTCCTTCGCCTGGCTGACCGTGCAATCGGCGTTGAGAATGCCGAGACACTGGCCCGTGCCGGTGCCACGCAGAATTTCGTCGTCCATCTTGAACGCGAATTCCGAGGAGAAGGCGCGGTTGGTGAGGGCTTCAAGGAGCGTCGCATCGCGGAGCACACGATCCGTCGCGTAGAAGAGGCCCTTCAAGTCCTCGAGCCGCAGCTCGAACTTGCCGAGCGCGGGCTTCGCGGACGTGACCGCGGCTGCTTCGGCCGCGCGGTAGACCTGGACACCGCCCCAGCGGGAGCCGGTCGCGCGCGAGGTCTCGTTGACGTAGGGCGCCTCGATCCCGTCGAAGCCCTCGCCGACCGGCAACTGGTCGCACTTGCTCAGGAGCTGCGAGGCTTCCTGGGCCTTGTTGAGCAGGCTGGTGTTCCACTCGTTGCGGACGAGCACGCCGCCGTCGGCCGTGACGCCGCTCGAGGCGCCAGAGGCCGCGTGGAGCGCCGCTCGCACGTGCGGTTGAATCAGGTCAGCCTTGCCGGGCATCTGGGCGTAGGCTAGGCCCTGCAGGAACTCGCCCATGGCCACGGGCTTGTCTTCGGCCCGGTCGTGGACGCGCTCGATGATTGGCAGCGCCGTCGCCATCTCGTCTGCCGCGAACCGTTCGGCGCGCACCAGATCCGTCGCGATGCCCTGCGCGGCCGCCATCAGGGCGTCTATCTCGGTATCGATGGCCGACAGGCGCGTGACCTGGTCCGGCGTGCGGTCGGCACGGGGCACGTTCAGGATCTTCCGGCCTTCGACCTTCAGATCGGCCTGTGCCTTGTCGTTGTCGGCCCGGTCCTGCCGCAGTTGCTTGATGTTCATTTATGTGCTCCCAAAACGAAAAGCCACGCGAAGCGCCAATCAGGTGGCACTCGGCGCGGCTCTACGGAGACGCTTCAAGGAAGTAGTATCGGGCCTAGTGAGTGTCCGCGTTTACGATTTGACTTTATTTACCTAATAGGTATACGCTCTAGGTATGGCGAAGATCACACGGACGGGATGGCAATGCGAGCGCTGCGGCCATGAATGGCCATCACGA